GGGCGGGTAGGTTCGATTGGTTGCATGTCCATGTCAGACACCAGCAATAGCTGCCCACGTCCCGCCGCCGCGAGAGACGTAGAGCGTGGCGCCGACCGCGCCGCCGACACGCGAGTAGAGCGAGCCGACTGGTGCTGTTGCTGCGGGTGCTGCGCTGCCGGTTGTCCACGTCGGTCCTACCGTGCTACCTGTCTGCACCGTCGTAAAAGTCCCGGCGCTGGGAGCCGTAGCACCGATCACAGTTGCATCGAGTCCGGTGCCTGTAAATACGCCGACTCGCGCCGCGTTAACATAAACATTTATACCGCTGTTTGCTACGATGTTCATAGATCCAGAGTTTGCGACACTCATCCCGTAGTTTCCGCCATATAGATCAAGGTGGCGGGTCAGGTTGGTGTCGGTCGTAACTGTAGCGGAACCGAAGTGTAGCCCACCAGACAATGTGCCGCCAGCAAGTGCAAGGTATGCCGCGGCAACATTTGCTGTTGTGGCATAGGGAGCCAGCAGTGTGACGAAGCCTGCACCAGACACTGCGCCAGAAGCTGTTAGCGTCGTGAAAGCTCCCGGATAAGCTGTTCCCTGACCGACAGGCATTTGCAGTCCGGTAGCATTAAATGCTCCCTGCAACGCGCCAGCCACATAAATACCGAGACCGGGCCCTTGCGTGACGATGTTCAGTGCGCCCGATGACGCGACGCACATGCCGAACTGACCGTTATACAGATCAAGGTGGCGAGAGAGATCGGTGGCCGCACTGACAGTCGCAGACCCCATAGCGACACCTGCGGACGAAGCAATCTTGCCTGCACTATTTACCGAGAACACGGGTCCTCTAATCAGTCCGCCGCTGAACGCCACAGCAGAGAAGTCGATCCCCCACGCTGCGGCATAAGCTGGCCCGCCTGGGTTCGGCGGAATGGTGCCGATCAGCGTGCCGGTCGCCTTCATCGGCCACCAGCCGTAACCGTTGCCGATGGCGTATCCGACATCCCAACCTGCACATGTCCCCTGCGCGGACATGCCGTACGCATAGTCGTGCCCCGCATTACCTGCGACACGGTCGGTGTCCCATTGGACAATGGTCATTCCGGTCTTGTTGTTGACGCCGGTTCCTGCTTGGGCGCCGATGGTAATTTCGTATCCGGTGATCGCGTCCCAGTTCAGCCCGGCGCCGGTTTTCAACAGTGTGCTGTCATTCGATGCGAACAGCGTGCCTGTCGATGCACCGACCCCGGCAGGAGCGTTGGCTTCGATGAAGAAGGCCCCCGACACATAGTATTGGCCAGTGGTCATCGTGGTGGCGCCGGACTGCACAAAGTTTACGCCGAACCCAGTTCGTCCTCCGACCGCACCTGCTTGCAGAACGCCCCCATACGAGAACCACGTAAGGCCACCGCCCTGTGCGTGTGTAGCGTCAACCGTCTCGCTGTTGATTGAGTAGACTTCGACCGCTGGCTGCGCGCCGGATGCGACGGCGCCACCAACATTATAATCCCGCCGTGAAAGCACGGGCGACGTAGTGGGATAGTTTCGCGAGATACCAGTGTGCAAGGTGCCTTGGTAAGCTGGGCTGATGTCGAGGTCCGGTGACCCGGCGAGCGTTGGAACGGTAATGCTGCCCGTCACCGTGCCGCCGGTCAGCGGCAGGAACGGGCCGTTGGCGCTAGAGCCGAGCGCCGCATCGAGCTTGTCGGCGTTGGTGTTGAGATGGTAGCCCCACTGGCCATCGTCCATATCGTAGTTGGGCTTGAATAACCCGAGGTTCGGGGTCGTCGTGTATTCGCTCATGATACTGCCACCACATCGAACGGGCCTGGCGCCCAGACGCCGGGCGTGTTGCCGCACAGCGCGACGGTGCCGAAGGTGCGCAACAGCAGCACTGTCGCGTTGGTCGTCTCGTACGGGCCGACGCCATAGCCGCCTACGTCGTAGGGCGAGCCCAGGCCGCTGCCTGGCGGCACCAGATTGTGAAACGTTGCATACCGACCGGTGCCCCAGGTGAACGTGCCGAAGCCCAGCGGCGCAGGCGCGCTGTAGACCTGATAGCCGGATGCCGATACCCGCAGCTCGTCGTACATGTTGCCGCGCACCGCCGAGGTTGCCTGCTCGGTGCAGAGCAGATTGCCGCCGGTTGGCGCGTCGTAGAGGTTGACGGTGTCGATGGCGCCCCAGTCGGAGCCGCAGGCTGGCCATTGCACGCTGGCGGCGTTGGCGGCGATGACGCCATCACCGATGTCCACGAACGTGGCAGGACGGCGCACATAGCCGACGCCCGATACCTCGGTGCCGGCCACGATCAGCGCCATGAAGCAGTCGAAGGGATAGGTGATGGAGGTGGCCATCAGGCGATCTCGCCCCTGCGTCTGGCCCAAACTATCTTGGCTGCGGCAGACTGCTTAGCGCGCACCTCTGGACGATGTGAGCCATTGTTCACAGATAGCGCATGACTGATGGCAGCCCGCTTCTTCTTCGATGCACTGGCCCACCACGCCTTCATGACAGCCGACCTTTGCTCCGTCGGATTGTCACAGTTCTGGTTGCTCTCCCCGATATTCTCTTCAACAAGACAAATCCTGATGTTGCTGCGTTCATACGGGCCTCGATCGCCAAATCGCGCCATCACGTATTGGCCCCGACGACGCCCTCGTAGCTCCCATTTGCCGCTGGTTTGCCAGATGTCCCACCACTCCTCGAACGTCAGGAGGAACTCGACGCCACGAGACAATGAGGTGCTTTTTTGATGGTGGTATCGACCACGGGGCGTTTTGAACCATTGCCGGTTATACTCTCTTAGTTCCTGTGGTGTTTTCTTCATCTGTGGATAGTAATAGACTACAAGATGCCAGACAACACCTTAGAAGCATGTTGCCATCTCCGATCTCAGTGGGGCTCCGGAATAATCACTCTGCTGCTTGGCGAGGTCGGCTCGTGTCACTGCCTGCTGAAACAGCGCGTCCATCTGGGTGGCGCGGTCATCATCGAGCGCCCAGATCGCGCCCTGTTTGATCGTGCCGTAAAGGTAAACGGAATAGAGGTTTTCGAGGATCGGGTTGGTATCGGTCGGCAGCAGCAGCGGGCGCGGCTTTCGGTAGTAGCCCATTAAAATTTGCTGCGGCACCCAGGTGGGGTCTGGAGGGCTTGGCACCTGCGGATGAGGGAGCAGTTCGATGCAGTTCGCCACCAGCCTGTAGGCGACGCTGGGGCCGCTCAGCGCGGTGATGGCGTCGTAGGGTTGCCAGCCGATCGGAGCATACTGGTTGCTCCAATGGCCGCTCCATTGGTCGAGCAACTGGAGCATCTCCCCAGTCGTATTGTCCCTGATGCTCTCCATCGTCGCGAAGTCTGATGGCAGCGCGATGTAGGGCGCGTCGATCGGCTGGATTGCCGACGCCACCTGGCAGCGGGCGCGCAGGGTCTCGGCAAGCTCAGTCTCGACCGCGGCCACCCAACCCGGCATGACACCATTGGTCAGGATGTCCTGCCGGTTGAGGTAGCTGGCCACGTCGGCCTGGAGTTGCGCGAGCGATGCCATCAGGGGGGCGCGGCCACGACGACGCCATTGGACGGTGGGGCTGCCGTGCTGCCGATGGCATTTGTGGCGGTGACCACGCAGGTTGCGGTTGAGCCGGCGTCGGCTGCCACGACAGGCAGCGTTGCGCCGGAGCCTGGGATGGAGGCGCCATCCAGGCTCCACGCATAGGCGTAGCTGTGCGGCTCTGCTTGCATGCCCTCCCAGTTGCCCATGGTGCAGGAGAGCGTGTCGCCGCTCTGCGAGACGACGGGCACGTCGACGTTGAGCGGCGGTGCGGTGGGCGCCGGATCGGGGCCGCCCCCCTCCGGAGCGTCCGCCCCCAGCACCGGCTCGTATTGGCTGGCCTCCAGCACCGCGCCGGCGGCCGCAGTCTCCACGCCCTGCGCGAGCGCCATATCGCCGGCAGCGCTGAGCGCCTCTGCCTCGGGATACAGACGTATCAACAGCACCTGGTCGATGCCCTCGACCAGCACCGGCTCGATGGTGCCGCTCATGGCTTGGTCTTTGGCGCTGGCTGCCCTGGCATCACCTGGGGCGCCACTGCGGGGTCGCCCTCGATCCAGATCGGCTCCTGCTGCGCCGCGACCAGCGTCGCGCCCTGCTCCCAGGTTTCCTTGCCCTGAGCCAGTGCCTTGGCTGCCACGTCCTCGGCGCTGTCGGCGTCGGGATAGAGGCGATGCAGCAGCACTGGATCGATGCCCTCGACCATGGTCGGCTCAGCGCCTTTGGTCTCGGGCGTCTGCGCGACGTGCCCCGCCATCGGCGTCATGCTCCCGGCCGTTGCTGGTGCGCCACCAACGCCGGGTGTGGGCTTCATGCTACCGGCGTGCGGAGCGTCGTGTTTCGTTGGGCTGGCCATGTCAAAGCCTCCTGCTGTCGTCGGTTCTGAATACGCGGTTGTCGCGCTCATCGAGCCAGGCATTGAGCGCTTTCTGGTCTTTCGTGATGCCGAGCTTCTGGAGCTGCTGCCAGATGACCATGGGAATGCGCGCGACATGGGTAATGCCGTCGCGCTGCTGTCTGGCCTGATGCTTGTCGAAGCTGCTCGCCTGGCGCTTGTTGGCCTCGATGATCGGCTTGAGGTCTTGCGTCTGGACGATGAGCGGCAGCCCGGTTTCGCTATCGATCTCGATCGTCGTGCCGCGGCGCGTGACCGGGTTCCAGTTGTCGTAGAGGTATTCCGTCATAGCGGTAATCCGCTATAAGCGGGGCGTTGCCGGCTCTCCCAAGCCAGCAGCGCCCCTGACCATGGACCTTGATGGAGGCCACGATGGCTGCAAGCAAACTGCCCGATATCGATTTCGTCCGCGAGTGCCTGGACTACGACCCGGATACCGGGGTGTTCCGCTGGCGTGAGCGGCCGCCCAGTCACTTCCTGAACGGGGAATTCGGTCGTGGATGGCGTTCGTGGAATGCCAAGTGGGCTGGCAAAAGCGCTGGAGCCACGCACAACGGAGCCAGAGGCAAGGTCTACTGGACTATCAGGTTGGCAAGCGCACCGATCCTGGCTCACAGGCTCGCGTGGCTGATGATGCGCGGTGATCCAGGGGAATTCGAGATCGACCACATAGACGGCGACCCCATGAATAACCGTATTACCAATCTCCGGTTGGCTACTCGCAGCCAGCAGAGCGCCAACTCGAAGCGCTATTCCAGAGGTACCTACACAGGTATCAAAGGCGTCACACCGAACAGCAGCAGCAAAGGCTACGACGCCCGCATTCGAGTAAAGGGGAAAACCCATTATATCGGGCATTTCCGCACTATCGAAGAAGCCGCTGAGGCTAGGCGCAAAGCCGCCATCGACCTGCATGGAGAATTCCACCGGAGCGATTGACGGCTTTGCCATTTCGTTTCGTATACCTACTGAATCAAATCGAAAATTGTCGCGTGTGCTTTGGGGGCTGTGGGACGTATGCAGCCCTCGAACACGACGCCGCCTTGCGAGTTGTCTCCCTTTGTGTTCGCTGGAGATCGCTACCTTCCAACCGCCCTTGCGGGCTGCTGCATGTCTCCATGCAGAACAGACTATCTCATCACCTTCCGAAGAAGGGCTGGGCGCTTCGCTTCGCTTGAAGCTACGGGGTTGCCCCCTAGTCGTTACACCTTCCCCTTGCGGGGCTTGGCTCGGTATTACGCACAGCTTTCCTGTTTGCGCCTTCACCGAATTCACCCAGTTTGCAACAGCAATCACTTGCTGATGGACCTATGCCGCTAACGAACGAATGGCGTTGTCGTTCACCGCGGTGCGAGTCTGTGCGTAATCCTGCTGGATCATGTCACGCTCTGGCAACGGTGCCATCTCGACATAGTCCGTAGATACAAGGAGAATTTGGTGAGCGGGACAGAAGCGATCGGGAGCCAGCTGGATGGTGCCGAAGTTGGTGCGGTAGACATCCACTGCGCCCTGGATGGTCATCTCGCCGGTTGGTGACGCCTGGACGATGTTCTGGGCGACGATGGGGTTGCCCGTTCCGCCTTGGCTGAGCGTGGCGAAGTAGTTCTTAATATTCCCCGACATGATCGCGAGCGTTGGATTACCCCCGGCCTGCCAGCACTGCTGCACGGCGGTGTTCACCACGGCGAGGGTGAGATCGTAGGGCGTGCCGGCGGTGCCTGCGTTGGAGCCGTCACCGATGGGCATGACGCCTGCGCCTGCGCCGCGCGCCCCGAAGTTGGTGTAGCAGGGCAGGCCGCTCATGTGCCGCGGGTCGGTGATGGTGCGGACGAGAGGCGACGTGACGGCCAGTTCGAGGTCGCGCTTCACCTCCATGCCGCGCAGGATCATATTGCGATTGTACTCGTCTTCGCCGCCGACCACGTCGACCACGCGGAGCGTGTTGGAGACGCCGACTGTGCGAGCGAGAATTTGGCAGACGTTGTTGAGGCGAACCGGCTTGATGACCGCCTGCATGACGGCGGTAAAGCCTTCGGGCTGGGAGTTGTCGGCTGCGGGGTTGAGTTCCTGCACGACCCACTCGGTGAGGACTTGCTTGGAGCCTACTCGCGAGCAGGATGAGACGAGCGGTGTCTCGTCGGGATCGATGCGATAGATGATATCCGCGAGGTCTTCGCGGACGCCGACTGCGGCGGTCTCGATATAAGTTCCTGCGGGAGCGGCTCCCTGTGCGGGAACGGCCATGTCCATCTCCATTGCAAGCACGGGCGAGCGCCTCGTGCGATTGAACTGCTGGGTTCATTTGCAATGGTCAGTGACTGCCGGCCTGGAAGGCGTCACCCGCTACATGCAAGCACTGCGGGGACTGCCTGGGGTCTGCTACATCAAGCCATCTGCCGGCACGTCATACCCGCCCCTACATGCAAGCACTGCGGCGGGTCATAGATCACAGCAATAATCGTGTAGCTACTGTGTCGTCAATACCGTCCGTTACCACTGCTGGCATTGGAGCGGCGGGCGCTGAGCAGGGCGGCGGCATTGCGGGCATTTGGGCGTGCCTCGAACGCCTGCTCGGCTTGCTGCACCTGGGCGGCGGCGGCGGGTGGTGGGCGCACGCCACGCACCTGTGCGGTCTGCACTGGCTTGGGGGCTGTGGTCTTGGCGCCTTCCACCATGCGGTCGAACATCATGGCCTTCATCATGCTCTCGACATGGCGCGGATCGGACAGCCCCTGGAGTTCTTGCCGGGTGTAACCGCCCTTGCTCTCGGCCCAGCGGGCGATATCGCGTTGCACAGTCGAGCGCTGCGCATCATCGCGCCAGAACTCGTATTTCTCGCTGAGCATTTTGTTACCGGCCTCGACCTGCTGGGTCATGGCACGCTCGAACGCCTGCTGCTGGAGCTGGGTGAGGGTACCGAGGCGTTGTTGCTCAGCCGTAGCCTGCTGGTAGGCAGCGAATTGCCTGAGATACCCTTGGGGGTCGGTCTCGATGAGTGACGGATCGGGCGGTGCGGCGCCTTGTAGCCGCTCACCAAGCTTCGCGAGTTCCGGCTGGATGTGCGGCAGCACCTGCGCGAGTGCCTCGGCCTGCTGCTGGAGCTGGTGGCGCTGCTGCGCCAACTCCTGCGTCTTTTTTGTGTAGTCGGCGTTGGCACGTAATGCGGCGCGCAGTTGATCGGCAGAGTAGTTCTGCCCGTCGATGTCGTAGGCGCCTGCGATCGGCGCTGGCGCTGCACCATCAGGTGCCGCCGGCTGCACGCCTTCCTGCAGCCCGAGGGCTTTGGCGATAGTGTCGTAGCTGTCCCTTGGGCTGTCGGTGGGGGTGGCGGGCGCTGCGGGTTTGGACTCTACCGGCGCCGTAAGCTGTCCGGGCGGCCCTGCGGGGGCTGGAGAGGGGTTGAGGCGCGCTGTCGGTTGCCCCTGGGCCTCGCGTGCGGCCTCCTGGCGGCGTCTGGCGAGCAGGCGCCCGGCATCGGAGAGGCTGATGCTTTCCTGGCTGGCCGGCGCGGGTGCGTTGACGACATTTTGGTTCGTGGCTGGCGCCGGTGTGGCCGGCTGGGCTGCTGCGGGTGCTGCCGGGGCAGCAGGCGCGGAACCGCTACTCTCACTCATGGTGGACCTCGGGAGACGACGATGGGGGCCGGTCGGGTGGGATTAGCCCACGCGTGGCGTTATTCCTCGGGGCGGAAAATGCTCGGCAGGCTCGCCTCGTGCTCGTGGGTCCAGGCCTCGTCGGGCCGCCCGGCATTGGCGATGTCGACGTAGTTGTCGCGGGTCAGTGGCAGCTTGTGCCGCACCATCATCTCAAGGATACCGTCCGAACCAATCAGGCGCTGGTATTGTTGTGGGCTCATCGCCTGTAGACGTGACGCCACGACTTGCTCCGATGGCGTCCCTGGTTGCTGCGGCATCAGTCGAGTTGCTCCACAAATCGCGGATTGCCTGCACCTGCGACTTGTTTCGCTTCAGGGCAGAGGGGAACAGGCCCCGCGCGCCTTCCCATGTAATGCTTTGGACCTGACGGGGCAAGATATTCAGCCCCGGGTTCTCCGCGTTGAGCTGATCGGCAACCCGCCGCGTGGCGTCGGCGTAGACGCCGTAGAGGCCGGTGGAGCCGGTCTGGTTGGCGTAGGGCGGCCCCGACATACCGTGCTCCACCACCGGATCCGAGATACCGATCGGCAGTAAATGCGAGGCGGCGATCTGGTGAGTATCCACCGTCACATCGCCATTCGGCGCATTCGGCTCGATGATATTGTTGTAGAATGAACGGATCTTGTGAGCACCGCCGAGCTGCTCGCTGATATTGGCTGCCTCGGGGTTGCGTAGGATCTTCAGCGCCTTCTCGATATTGTCGAGCGACTGCCAGCCGAGTGATGCTGGCGCGGTCCCGCTTGGGTTCTGCGCAGTGCCAATCTCAACACCTGACGGGTGGATCATCGGATATTGGGCATTGGTCTGGTCTGCTGCGGTTTTTGACTCGTCGAGGCTGCGGATGAACATTGAGCGCTGCGCGTCGGTCATGTCGGCATACGTCTTGCCAGACATACCATCCACTTCAGCCTGCATTGCGCCCTGAATTGCCGGTCGCTTCTGCGCGTCGACATAGCTCTGGACGAAGGGAAGCTGTTCCGGCGCCAGTGTTGCGTCGTGGTTGGCAGCAATATCCAGTATCCGCTTGGTCATCGACACGTTCTGGTACCAGTCGGTGCCGGGGCTGAGCCTGGCAGTCATCGCCGCTACTGCCTCGTGTGGCACGTCATACTGGTCTGCCATGTCGCGGGTCAGCTTGTGAGCGCCGTCATACCAGCCGGCAGACTGGCTGCGCACCTCGGGGTCCATCCTGTCGTAGATCCAGCGCATATTGTCCGCGAAGTGTTGGGTCGCGGCCTCGATCGACGCTGCGTTGTCCTGTCCAGGCTGTGCTGGCAGCACATCGGGATAACCTTGCAGCTTGGCTGCCACCTTTGGCTCAGCCGTGGTGCCGGTGATGGCGTCGGTATTGATCTGCAGATCGTTGTTGCCGTGAATGGCGGCAGCGTCGGTGCCGACGGCGGTCGGGACGCGGGTGGAGATGCGGAGGCGCCCCGGAGCCGGCACCTCCCCGGGCGCCACGGTCCCGGCCAGCAGCCCCTGCGCCCACTGCCCGGCGGCATCGACCACGCCGGCCCCGGTGGGCAGCCCATTGTCGCCCAGCAGGCCCATCTGGCGGCTCTGCTCGCGCTGGCGGGCGATGGCGTCGGTGATCATCTGATAGGTCTGCCCGAGGGCCGCGCCCTGGTCGGTGCTGGTGTCCTGTGGCGTCACCTGCAGCTGGCCCAGCCCGAGCAGATCGGTGGGCGGGCCGGACGCCACCGGTAGCGGCGAGGCGCCGAACTGATAGTCCGGATCGAGCAGCGAGGCGGGCATCATTCGAACCGCCTGCCATCAGTCTCGCGCTGGTTCTGCAGCAGCGCGGTATCCAGACGTGAGCGCATTTCGGTCGCAAGGTGATCGATCGCCCTGGCCAGATTGCGGGCGTCCTCGCGCTCGCGCGGGTCGGCACCATGCACGGCGGTATTCACAGCGCCCTCGCGAATGAACCCGAGCATGTCCATCAGCTCGCGGTCCTGCAGCAGGCGGTGGGCTTCGCCGCCGCGGCGCTGGATTTCGTAGCGTTCCTCGCGGGAGAGGTCGCTCACTTCCGTGTCGTGGTCCTGCTGATGGTGGGCAGCTTGGCGGTGCCGCGATCCTTGCCAGCCCCGGCCGCCCCGCCGCTGGCTGGCTTGTTTTGTCCGGCTTTGGGCACGGTTTTGGTACTTTGGGAACCTGTTGCACGTGAAACCATGATCATGCTCCTTGCCCTGGTTGTGGTGGTGGGCCGCCCGGCCGCGGGAGAGGCGGCCCCCCGGGTCCGAACAGGCTCTTCGCCGCGGCGTTGGCAGCGATGTTGCCGTATGCACTGGGCATATTCCCCTGCATGAGCGCCTGGCGCGTGGCCATCGCCTGGGCTGGATTGAACGAGCCGGCGGGCGGCCCCATGGGCTGCTGTGGGCGTGGCGGCACCATGGAGGGCCCTGGCGTTGCTGGCGCCTGCGGCGGCCGTGGCGGCCCTTGGGGCGGCTGGCCAGGCGGGGGGCCTGCCGTGGCTGGCATCTGCGGGCTGGTGGGTGGCGGCAGGTTGCCGAGCAGTTGGATGCCCGGCACCCTCGACGCCATGGCCTGCTGGAACTCTGTCAGGCTCGGCACAGGCGTGCCGAACTGTGCCCCGGCGACCCAGGTCTTGGTCCAGGCGTCCAGCGCGGCTTTGTCCCTATTCAGATCATCGTCGGTGAGCATCTGCGCCCGCTTGGTCTGTTCCGATGCCCGGTCGTTCTCGACATCGGCCGCGGTCTTGCCGGCCTGCACCTGGGCCAGGATCAGCGACGGATCGGGCGGTGTCGGTGGTGGTGGCGGTGCCTGGAACCCGGGCGGCAGGGCTTTGAAGTAGGACGACACATCGGCAATGTTGGCGGTCTCCAGCATGCGCGACAGCGTATTCCGGTATTCCGGCACGCCGACCAAGGGATTGGTCAACCCTTGCGTCTGCATGATCATCTCTTGCTTGCCGGCGATCTGGGCCAGCATGGCGAGGCGCTCCATGGGCATGCCCTTGCCGCCGACATTGACCGAGGTCTGCCACATCACGCCGAGCGCGCGCGGATCGATCGGCACCCATTGCCCTCTGATCCTGTACACATTCGGCCGGTCCTGATGCCGCGCCATCATGCGCAATAGCCCACTGTAGAGCGGCGCCAACCCGGTCTCGGCCAATGTGCGCGCCATCATGTCGAGCCGGTCCTGCGCGGCCGAGGTCTGTGCCGACACGGCCACGGGTGCCGTGCTCTGCAGCTCATCCACGGTGAGCCCCTGCGAAGCTCGCGTAATGCCCGTCCGGCTCTCTCTGATCGCCTCCAGGGCCTGCATCATCTCAAGCGCCGCCTGACCCGTATATGGCTTCACCAACTCGGTGACGGCGCCGGCCTGCGTGGTGCGGATGA